GTATTGGGTACAATGCTGAAAATGAATACGTAGAATTAAATAATGCAAATGCTGAAGGGACTGTAAATATGTTTGATTTAGTGTCTAACGGCTTTAAAAACAGAGACAGAACAGCCGACCCCAATGTCGCTGAAACGTACCTTTATATCGCCTTTGCTGCCCAACCCTTCAAATTTGCTAATGCCCGATAGGAGAAAATAAAATGCCGTGGAAATATAGCGGAAGGATAATCAGAGTAGGTAAGGCGTGGGTCGATAACAATGGCACACAATATCCTGCCGTGTGGAGTAACTACAGCGCAGATGAAAAAGCTGCCATAGGTCTTACGTGGGAAGATGAAGTTGCGGCACACGATAACAGGTTTTATTGGGGGCGTAATGCTGATGGCAGTCTAATTCCTAAATCACTCACAGATGTAAATGAGGTGGATGAGGATGGCAAAGCGATCAATGGACCTGATGGAAAACAGATTGTGACCAAAGGGCTAAAGACGGTGGCAATTGAAACAGCAAAAACTCAAGCGGCTGGTCTGCTTGCACCATACGACTGGTACGTTGTAAGGAACGCTGAAAAGTCTACAGCTATACCAAGTTCAATAACAACCTATCGTGATGCGGTCAGAACGGCTTGTGCAGCGATAGAAACATCAATTGGCAATGCGTCTGACCTTGCTGCGTTCATGGCACTCTATGACACGCCTGTTGATAGTGATGGTAAGCAAACTGGTAATGCACCCATTGCTGACTGGCCTGATGCAATATAATGGTAGTAGCTGAAGTTCTCACAGGTATTAGTCTTGTTAAGGCTTCAGTTGATTTTATTAAAAGCAATATATCAACGTGCCAAGATATATCGCAGATAGCTGGGCAGATAGACGATCTGTTTAGGGGTGAAAAAGAAGTACAGGCTTTGCGTAATAAGAAGTCTGGAGGCACTGGATTAGGAGATCAATTTGGCGTTGATACTGTAGCTAAAGAAGTTATTGATGCTAGGTTAGCAGCCGAGCAGTTGCAAGAAGTAGCTACTATGGTTGACATGCGGTTTGGACACGGAACATGGGCGGGTATATTGGCGGAAAGAGCAAAACGTATACAAGCAGCTAAAGAGGCAGCAGCTAAAGCTAGAAAGATGGAGATGTTAAGACAACAAGAGTTGATGGATAACATTAAAGTCGGAGTTGGTGTGTTTATTTTAATGGCTGTAGTGATAGGTTTATTTTTATTTTTAATGTTTAGTATAGCGGTAGCGACGGTGCCTTTAGATGCAAAAGAAATTACAGAAACAATCTAAGTTTGCGGAATACGATGAGGACGGTGATGGTATCGTTAGCGACGAGGAGCTGTCCCACGTTAAAGAAATAAAACAAACTGAAAATGAATTACGCAAAAATTTAGCACAACTTAGAATGGCTAGATATACATTGATTAGTATGGGTGTGTTTACTATTGCTATGTTCTTTATCCCTTTGGATAGGGTTAAGGCGTTAAGCGACATTAGCAATCTTTTTTATATAAGTGGTGCAGGAATCGTAGGAGCCTATATGGGTACGACAGCATGGATGAATAGGAAATGATCCATGCGTTTTTGTTAATTGTTGTTTTAGGAGGTGAGATTCAAAGTAAGGACATGTACTTTAGATCTGTAACAGATTGTAATTTTTTTGCATCGCAGGTAACAAAAAGATATGGAAACTATCAATATTCTAGTAGAGTTCCTTCAGAACATAAGGCAACGGCATATTGTAAACCAGTTAAAGTAAGTGCAAACAAAGAGTTATATTAATGGCATTGATGTATTATTTTTTATTTTCTTTGTGGTTTTTGGGATTTGTTGGTGGGTATTATTTAGGATAAGTAATGGCTACTAAGTTAAGCGAAAACACTGAACTATCAATGCCTATACGCAACTTAATTGCGATGGTAGTTGGGGCGGCTGTTGCGACATGGGCATACTTTGGGGTTATTGAACGACTCAACAGCATCGAAAACAAAATCATTCTTATAGAGGCTGATCTTAGTCAAAACACAGAATTTAGAATAAAATTTCCGCGTGGGGAGTTAGGTCTTACTGCAAGTGATCAAGAACAAAATATGCTTATCGAACACCTTTCAGGTCAGTTTGAAAAGTTGCAAACAATAATCGAGGCTGGTCGCGCACCAGCGGATCAGCAAACCAAACTGGTGTTAGACTTTTACGAAAAGCGATTAACGAATATTGAAGCACAGATTGAAAAGATGAGGAACGAAAAACGTGGTAACTGAAACAATCACATTGATACTCTATATGGGCGGTGATGTTGCAGAGCATACAGCGTTTGAAAAAATATCTAAATGCCTAAAGACCAAGCGAAAAATAGAGAGAAACCTATATAAGAAATCAACAGCGGTTCGCTACGCTTGCGAGAACAAAACAGTTGTGATTGAAAAAAATGATGATGGTTCAAATTATATCGTGAGGATAGTAGAATGATACAAGCACTCATAGGTCCAATAGCTAACTTAGCTGGATCATGGATGGAATCAAAGGTTGAGCAGACCAAAGCCAAAGGTGCTGTAGCGAAAGCTAGAGCTGAAGCAGAGGCACAGGTTATGGTCACAGCGGCTACACATGAGGCAGGTTGGGAAAAGATAATGGCTCAATCTTCTGACAATTCGTGGAAGGATGAAGCGTGGACTATACTTTTTATTGTTATTATTGGGATGTGCTTCATCCCGCCTTTGCAACCTTTTGTAGAGCGTGGGTTTGATGCTCTTTCTCGCACCCCAGAGTGGTTTCAGTGGGCAATGTATGCCTCAATAGGAGCGTCCTTCGGAATACGAGGGATAAAAGGATTTAAAAAATAAAGGAGCTATAAATGTCTAATTTAAAAATGATCCCTGCAGGAATGGATTTAAACAATAACCCTGTCTATAAAATATGTCATAGTGACGGAAGATGGTACGATACAGCTACTTACAGCAAAGAAAAAGCTGAAGAAATAGTAGGCGTTGAGGTCGTTGAACAAGTAGAGGAAGTAGTTGTTGAGAAACCTACCACTTCTAATTTTAAAAATATGTCTAAACTTGAATTAGAAGCTCTAATGCGAGAACACGACATAGAATTAGACAGACGTAAGACTAAAAAAGAATTAATAGAAACAGTAACTAATCATTTTTCGGAGTCTAAAGATGAATAAAGATAGGCTACGAGAAGAAATTGCAGAAGACGAAGGATGCAAGTACGAAATTTATTTAGATCATTTAAATTTACCAACTTGTGGAATTGGTCACCTCATCCTTGAGTCTGATGAAGAACATGGCAAACCCGTGGGTACGGTTGTTGAACAAGAACGTGTACGAAAGTTATTTGCGCTTGATATGGCGGTAACGATTGACGAGTGTAAAGTTCTTTACGAGGACTTTGATGACCTACCCGAGGAATGTCAGCATATCATTTGTAATATGATGTTTAATATGGGAAGGCCGCGTCTCTCCAAATTTAAGGGTATGAAAGCTGGTGTGGACGCTAGAGACTGGAACAAAGCCGCAGATGAGATGGTTGATTCTAGATGGTATACTCAAGTGCCTAATCGTGCTAGAAGATTAGTTGATAGAATGAGAGCGCTATCGGAGGGTTAAACCATGCCACTGCAAAAAATAGCTTTAAAAGCTGGTATAAACCGTGAAGGAACTCGTTATTCTACTGAGGGTGGCTATTATGATGGTGACAAAATAAGATTTAGGCAGGGTTTACCAGAAAAAATAGGTGGGTGGCAACAAATATCAACGGCTACGTTTCTTGGAGTAGCTAGATCCCTACACAACTGGGTTACTCTAGGAGAACAAAATTTAATAGGTATAGGCACGCATCTTAAATTTTATATAGAAAATGTGGGGGTCTATAACGATGTAACGCCTTTACGTAGCACTGTAACTTTAAGTAACCCATTCACTACAACTTCTGGTTCTGCCACTGTAACTGTAACCGATGCTAATGGTGGGTATAAAAATGGTGATTATGTTACATTTAGCAACGTATCTACTGTAGGCGGTTTGGATTTAAATGGAGAGTTTGTCGTTAGCTTAACAGCTATTTCCGCTGCAAACACTTACACTATAACTGCTTCGTCCAATGCTACTTCTAGTGCTACTGGGGGAGGTTCGTCAGTATCTGCAGCTTACCAGATAAATGTAGGTAATGCTTTTGCAACCCCTATAACTGGTTGGGGTGCTGGATCGTGGGGGCAAGGTGCTTGGGGTGTTGGTGTATCATCTACATCAGAAATACGTTTTTGGTCACAATCAAACTTTGGTGAGGATTTAATCCTCGGACATAGAGGTGGTGCCGTGTATTACTGGGATGCTACAAATGGCGTAGAAACACGCGCAGTTTTATTGTCCAGTCTTAGCGGTGCTTCTGACGTTCCAACGGTGCAAAATTTAATATTAGTGTCTGATATAAGCAGATTTGTATTTTGTTTTGGTACAAACGAAATAGGTAGTAGCGGATTAGATCCAACATTACTTAGGTGGTCTGATCAAGAAGATGCTACGAACTGGACACCGTCAGCCACAAACCAAGCTGGTAGCTTACGTTTATCAAGAGGTACAAAAATAGTAGCGGCTTCTCAGTCTAGACAGGAAGTTCTTGTATGGACTGACTCTTCTTTATACTCATTACAGTATGTAGGCGCCCCTGCTGTGTGGACTGCATCTATTGTTGGAGAAAATATATCCATATCATCCCAAAATGCTGTGGCCTACGCTAATGGTGTTGCTTATTGGATGGGTAAAGATAAATTTTATAAATATGATGGGCGAACTGCACCATTAAAATGTGATGTTCGTAAGTATGTATTTAATGATTTTAACACAGAACAATATTCACAAGTTTTTGCAGGGACAAATGAATCATTCCATGAAGCTTGGTGGTTCTATTGTTCAACGAGCGCAACAAATATAGATAAATACGTAATATACAATTATTTAGAGGATATATGGTATTATGGAACTCTGGCTAGAACTGCTTGGCTTGATTCTGGACTACGTGATAGCCCGTTAGCAGCAACTTACGACAACAACTTGGTGGACCATGAGAGCGGTATAGATGACAATCAAGGCACAAGCACTGCTGCTATATCTGCATATATAGAATCTTCCGAATTTGATCTTGATGACGGCCACAAATTTATGCACGTAAACAGAGTAATACCTGATGTAAGTTTTGATGGTTCTACAGCAACTAGTCCAGTCGTTACCATGACATTGAAACCATTACGTAATTCTGGGTCTGGTATACATTCTACTCCTTCTGTAGGTGGGGTAAACAACGCTACAGTTACTCGCACTGCTTCTTCTCCTGTCGAGGTATTTACAGATCAAATAAATGTAAGAGTGCGAGGTAGACAATTATCTATGCGGATAGAATCCTCTGCAGAGGGCGTTACTTGGCAGCTTGGCGCACCAAGACTGGACATGCGTCCTGATGGGAGGCGGTAATGCCTACTCGTGGAGTTGATTCAACAAGATATGATATTGCGTTTCGCGCTCCAGCGCTACCGTATGCACCGGAAGAGTATGATCGACAACAATTTGAACAATTTAATAACGTCCTTCGTTTATATTTTAGTCAGTTAGACACAGCCATAAGGAATGCAAATACATCTGATCAATCAGACGCTGTAGGGTGGTTTATAGGGTAATGGCAAACGTATATAAAAACGCAAAAGTAGATCTTACTACAACTAGTGTAACTACGTTATACACCGCACCAGCACTTACCACAGGCATTATAAAATCTATACTTGTGTCTGAAGATTCTGGCAATGCGGATACTATCACAGTTACAATCACTAACACTTCTGATGCTGTGTTTAGTATATTTAAAACTAAAGCTGTTAGTGCAAACAATACAGTAGAACTACTGACAGCTCCTCTTGTAGTAGAAACTGGTGAAATAATAAAAGTTACTGCAGCCACTGCAAACAGATTACATGTTGTAGCAAGTCTGTTGGAGGTTAGCTAATGGATTTTGTAAAAATATTTAATATAACGTTAACAGAGGCAAAATATAAAGAACCAGAGGCATTGGCTACTTCTCTTAACGATACAATGGAGGAGTTAAATATAGATAGTCTAGATTGTATGCTTATTAGTTCATTGCTTGCAGATGTATTTGGTATATCAGAAGAAAAGATTGATGGTATGCCAATGACTAGTTTAACTGACTTACAAACATACATTAATAAGCACAAAACTAAAGATGTTGAATCTGAAGAAGCTGTCTTAGCAGCAGTAGCATGAGGGCAGTATGGAAACAGTAGATAGTAAACAACAAGAACTTGATATTCCTCAAATAATTATTCGTAGTCTAGAGCAATTACAGGATGAGGATGACCCACCTATACAAGCACAAATGTTATCTGTTGTAGCAGAGGGCGCTATGGAAAACGCAGATACTGTACAAATTGGTAATACAGTGTTTTTAGCTCATAGCGGGAAAGGCGACAATAAGAATAAAATGGCAGGTCGGGCATTTAACATAGATACTGGACGTAATTTTATTGATAACTCTGTTAAGTACCTACAATACCTACAAGAAAAAAATGTAACACATTACAGCACTGACCTTGCAGATGACACGTTATTACCTGCTATGAAAATACTGCAAAAACGTTTGCGTAAAACAGAAGATTCAGCATTGTATATTGGTGTAACAGAAGATGATGAGTACATAATTTATGTAAAACTTGGCGAAGAGCTTATAAGGTAACATTATGGGTAAGCCGTGGAAAAAAGCTAAAAAAGCCGTTAAGAAAGCGGTTAAGTGGGTTGGCGATACTGTCAGTGATGTAGGTGACTGGGTTCTTGACGAGATAGTTGTTCCAGTTGTTGATACTGTCAATGATGTTGTAAATGCTGTTTTAGATGACCCCCTACGAGCTATTGCGTACACTGCCGCCGCCCTGTCTGGTCAGTGGTGGGCGTTACCCTTGGTGTCGGGCGCAGACACAGCAATACAAGGAGGAGATCTTGGTGACA